GGCCACCATTGAACGCAATATTTATTCTTCCTCTTCTTTGAAGTTGCAAGCCTTCAAGAGTGCTTGTATTTGCGGCGTTGTCGGCGCTACTGGCAGCAGCGACCTGTTGATTCCAGTACAAAGCAGGGCCATCACCAGCATCCTTGCCAAGCGTAAAAAGCGCATGATCTGCGCCGTTTAATTGAGTGACGTAAGCAACTTGACCAACGCCATAGCGGTAAAAACCGTAATCTGGGCCGTCACTGCCAAAGGTCAGCGACGGGTTTGTAATACTGCCCGCTTCAAAAGCAATGCCGCCAGTTGCCACTGATCGCAACGTGACCCAAGCACTGTTAGACGAATTTCGGATCTTTAGCTCATTGGTTGAAGTGTCTACCCAGAACTGATACGCAAAGGTCGTAGCTGGCGCAGTTGACCCACTGTGGTTTGTAAAAACAGCCGCAAGCTGCGTGTTTAGATCGGCTCTAAATGCTGAACCGCTAGCGTTAGCGCAACTACCATCGGCCTGAGCCATGAGGAATTAAGTCAAGACTGCTTTGTTCCATATCCTATCGCAGTGTACTGGAATCGCCTACGAACACGTTGATTGCTTGCATCGCTAAACGTAATGTCAAACCCTGTTGATGTTGGCTCTGTAATCCTAAATTTATCAGTTGTTTCCAAATCATACGCAGTAATTGCAACGACAACTTTTGTGTCATTGTCTACATAAAACGGATCTAAAAAATTAACCTGAAGGGATTGAGTAGTCTCGCTAGCTAATACATTGCTACTTTCTACTCTCCGTTCCATTTGAACAATTGCACCCAGTTTGTCCACAATTGGTGTTTGATCAGGGTGCAAAGCATTAAGCTCTACTTTGAATTGAAATTGCCTACCAGAAGCTTCACCATTTTCCAGTGGAATCCAATCGCCAAAAACTAAATTTGATTCATACATGATTTTATCGTCGCCAGCCGCAACGGGAGTTGTCAAATCATCTGCAATCAAGGTGTCGCCGCTTTGAGTAATCAACGTATCGTCGTCTTCAGCCTTAAGTGTTTTAACAAATCCAGATGTTGTTTGGTTTGTCTGGATAATATCTCCGCCTTGCGTAATTAACTGATCGTCAGCCTGTGTGACAATATTCTGGTCAGGCAAAACCGTATCGCCAAACAACAAACGATCGTTGTCTTCAGTCAAGAAATACGTGTCTTCTGTTGCTTGATTTGTGGTGCGAAAATAAATGTCTGCAGTCGTGTCGTCAATTTCGTCGCCGTCAATATCAGTCCAGGTATCGACAAGAGCCGTACGATTATCTATCGTGTTAAGAGGATAGAGGCCACGATTAGTTAAGACACGTTTTAGCGTAGCGCTATATGAGTCGCCTAAGTCAAGTATTTTTTGAAAATAATAAACGCCAAAAATTCCACGATTCCCAACAAAATCAACTGACGTTAAGTCGTCAAACGTTCCAGGAATTTCATCAATTCTGGCATCGCCGTCAAGAACTAAACCATCGTATTCGCTGTCATAATAAGCGCCAAAGCCTTGCCCTAAGAACGGATGAAGTCCCGGCGCTGGAGCGTCCTCCCGAATGGTTTCAAAATTAAAAGCAGGTATTGAGTCAGGAACAACAAGTGCAACTCTTCCTGCAAGAAGGCTTCTGTCTCCAGCAGTTGTTTCAAATTTAAGAAAATAAGTCCCATCGATTTGCGGCAAGATTTGAGACGTTGTACTAGCCAATCCAACACGTAACAATGTCGTATTTGACCAAGTTGCGTTTTCACTCGTGTCTGAGCTGTGACGGATAATTGACCGCAATCCCTCTGTGCTGTTCTTGTTTATAGGTTGATTTTGAAGATTTGTCATTATTCGACTCCTGTAAAGTCAATCTGCCAGCGCAAGGTCGCTTTGCCTTTGCCATCTGCGTCAATTGTCACATTCTTTGGATTTGGGCATTTTCGTGTTGGCCGAGGAACTTTTATTTGTGTTGTTGCAACTACTGATCTTTTATTGCGTGGCGCTGGGCCAACTCCTCTGACTTTAAAAGTAACCAAGGTGCCTGGCGGGACATTTTCAATGTTAAAGCTTGTGTTAGTTGTGGTTGATTCTACAAAATTACCGTCTCCAATTTTATATTTTACAAAAAAGGAAACGGAAGTGATCGAACTGCCACGGCTCCAAGATGCCGTTAAACGAATTGTTGTATTGCGGTCTTTTACGACTTCTGCAGCAGTAAAAGTTAAATCAACAGGTGCTAAAGGTGCTTCATCAAATAAAGTAATGTCTGCAAATTGCAATAACGCATTTTCGCTTTCGACAACGTTATAAATACCGTCTACATGCTGAACACCTGTAATTGAATACGTTCCATTCTCCCCTTCGCCAATCGCAAGACATCTAAACTTTTGATGCTTAACGTTACTAGCTTCGATGGAATAAACGGTCTGCACTTGTGGAGCAGAGCTAAACGCAGCAGAAACATTAATGACATTATTTGCAACACTGCTAATTGTCTTGGTTTCTGTCGTCCCATCAGCCAAAACACAGCTCAATTGCGGACCGGTGCCAGTAGGCAAGGTAATGGCTTGATCTGCCGTAACAGATGTTGTTGTTGATGCTGAAATACGACCTGCCAACCTTGCACCTTGACGCATTGCGTCCGAAACAGCAAAGACTTGGCCAGGCATCACCATTAAGCCTTCAAGGCCAACAGCAAACGTGACGGTCTCGCCTTCTGTTTCTTCAGAGGCAAGAACCCATTTCCCCATCCGTTGAGCCTGAGACTTAGACGTGCAGCCAAACGCTACAATTTCACGAATTTGAAAGCCGTACTTATTAACAAGCTCTCTGTTTTCAATAACAACAAAATCAGGACGGTAAAAATTGTTTGGGTCGTTGTAACGAACACGAACCCTAGTGCTCCTTGTTTTTAAAGAAGCGCCGCTATAGCTGAATCCGCCACCAACAACGTTTGAGTTGGTGAACAGATGCACTGGATCAAGAGCCGCCGTTTTGTCGCCCAGAACACCGTGATCACCAGCCACCTGAATGGTGTCTGACTTCCAATAAATCATCCCCCGAAAAACGCTTGCTAAATCCTGCAAAACGCTGAACGCTTCGGCTTGCGACGCAATCACCGTGTTGATCGCAAAGCGTGGCTCTTGCGTGCCATCGCTGGTTGTAATTAATTCGTTGCAGTATTTAGACAGTTCAATCAAGTCAACCCAACTCAACTCGTCTTTTGAAATAAAATCGCCAGCTCCATAGCGACTATTTGTGGCCATATCATAAAAACAACAGACAGGGCATGTTGTGTAGTGACGTGACTTTAATTTGCCGTTAAATGCTTTTCTTGAATCATAGCTAAGCCTTCCGTCGCTTTTCGCTATTGCATTTTCTGGGATTTGCACTTTCATTCCTCTTATTTCATACGCACGAGAAGGGACAGTGTTAAATTCATCAACTGAAAGACTTAGACCCACGCAAGCTGTGTGCTTGTAAGTCGTTTTAACATCTTTGCCAGCAATGATTGATGTCCAAACAAGCGTGTCGCCTCTGCCATTGGCTAAGGGCGTGTTTTCAGGTGTTTCTTCAAAATCAAAAGTTCTTATTTCAAACGCTCCTTCGCGATCGTCTCCTGGGATGCTGTCTTTAAACAATATTTTGCTTACCTTGATAATCCAAGGCCCTTCCCCTCGCAGCGGAATTTTTGGAGTTTGATATTGATAATTTGAAGTAGAAATCCCGGCAATTTCCTTGTACTCTTCGCCATTAAACCTTACTATAAAAGTTTCTTTAGACTTACTTGTAATCTTGACGCGTATGCGTATCTTTGCAGGGAACAGCTGCCCTCTTGCTAGCCCTTCAACTGCTGTAGAAAATAACTTTGGAATTGTAAACAACAATCTGACGTAATCAACCTCTGTGTCGGCAACCGCTTGGAAAACACTTCCATTGCCAAATTTTGCTTCTACTACTTGATTGTTCGCATCAAGTGTTTCGCTGTAATTTTCTCCAACTTGCGTGTCAACAGATATTATGGTCGTATTAGAGTCTGCAAATTTGTCGCTAAGTTCAATTGGAGTTTGCCGTTCTGTGCCCCTGCGTAACTCAAAATCAGATGAACCAACGCTTTTTTTATTAGCAGGAGTTTCATCAAGGAAAACGCCTTTACGGTTACCAACAATGCCATCAATCGGGCCTTCGCACAAAAGGTCGATTAGATTGATGGATGACTCGGAGTTTAGTGCCATGAATAATTACTCAACACAAGTTGTACCCAAAAACAAGGACACGGAACTGGGTGGATGCGTCGGTGTCAACGTCCATAATAGTAATTTTTAATTTTAGCTGCTTATTGTTTTCAATCCTTCTCCAGACAAGCCTTTGAGCATAAAAGAAATCATCCGTCTCTTCTAAGTACCCTTGAACGGTGGATTCACTTGTAGCTACGACAACGTCATTACCGCTTAACGTGTGTATTACTTCTATGCGGTATTGAATAAAACCATCAATTTTTGTTGAATTTTCACCTCCAGCCCTGCCATAGAGCCCTCTATCGATTTGAAAAATTACATCAAACTTTTCTTCGAACTTAACTTTGGTATCAACTTGCCCAAACTCTTGCTCAGCGTTTTCTTCAAGATCCTTATTCAAGGTAGAGCCAAACCCTACGTTCGAGCTAATAACTCTTCTCCTATTATCTTTGCTAGTCTTCCAGCGTTTAGCTTTACCTCTGGGAAGTCTTTTTGTCTCAACCCCGCTTTCGTCATTAAATACTCTGTCTACTTGGCTGCCATTAATTAAAATGGTTTCTAACCCTGGCTCTTTGATTGCGGTTGCAAGCGGGTCGGAAACATCTGTTACATCAACAGCTACTGACAACATGTGACCGCCAACCATAGCTCGACCATAGACGACAGGGATTGTTACGCCATTCCCAACAGTATTAGCCGGACCGGTGTACGCATAAGATTGCTGACCGCTTGCCCCACGGGTTACGCCTTGAGGACCAGGGCCGCGAGAATTAGTGCCGTCCATACGACGACTGCCAAGTCTTGGCATTTCTGGTTGCGGCGAAAGCATATTGGCCACACCGCCAAGAATCAAACTTG